TCCTATAAATTGGCAACGAGTGGTACTGGCTGTGCCACCACTTTCCATATTTACAATAATGCCTTTAGCTTGCGCATCTGTTACTGGCTTTGATTTGACTTTAGTCGAGGGATCAGCAAAAAATCCTGCAGATTTAGAATCAGGGGCACCCCTGAATTTGCGGGCGGCCCTACGGGCCGGTAGCCTAGCTGGTAAAGAAAGAGAGCGAGCGCGCACGCGAGGAGCACTGCGAGAGTATAAAGGTGGCGAGCTCCTATTGGTGCGACGAGTTGAAGTCGACATTGCGCTTCTGGAGCTAGCGACACTAACTCCGGTATTGGCCCGTTTCCGGCCCATTGCATAGGCTCCGCCTGCGACGCCGATGGCGTTTTTGAAATAGTTTCTTGATTTGGGATTGGCTGCATCCTTGGCTAATCTCCACAAACTTTTTCCTAATTGTTGAAAATTGGGAGATGGCATTTTTTTTTTATTTAAAAAATGTTTGGGTTTTGGTGTTTTTATAGTCAGGGGGGTGAGACGTGGGACGTCGTTCTAGTAAGTAATACTACGACGTCTCATCTCTACCCCTTAATTTTTTAAAAACCCTATGCGCCAGGGGCGTTAATGTGCGCCAGGGGCGCTATAAGAGAATTCAATTCAGTCTTTATGTCTTCATCCATCTTGTCAATAATTCCTCTTACTTCATGGAGTTTCTTCAACAGGTCTAAGATCCTGTACTTCTTTATAAACTCTTGGTCGTATTGCATGTCTGCAAGTTTGTCAAACATGGCTGAGGCATCGTTGTATGCCAATTGGAATAGTTCCTGTTTAGTGGAACTCATTTGTGCTCTGTAGTAGATTCTACTTTCCATTTTGTATTTAGATTATTTTTTAAAAATGAAATAACCTTAGACTCCCGCGAGCGATGAGTGCGCTTCGGTTACGCCTCGCGAATTTGTATATAAGCAGAGCATTTTCGCCCGAAAATAATAAATTAAATATAGTAATAATTCAAGTTCATGGGAATATGCCGACAATCACCAATCAAGCAAGATACTGGCTCCTTACCATTAATGACAGTGACAGTGGAGATTCATGGGCGCCGCCCGAGGCCTTATCCGATGCATTCAGTGGGATTAACTGGCTCCGTGGTCAGAAGGAGGTTGGTGCCAACACAGGTCGTGAACACTGGCAACTCTTTGTCGCCTTCAAGAAGAAATGTCGCTTATCTGCCGTCAAGACCGTCTTTGGAGACCGAATTCATGCGGAGCCCTCTCGTTCAGAGGCAGCAGAGAGCTATGTCTTTAAGGAGGATACGGCTATCGCCAATACAAGATTTGAATTAGGCAGCAAGGCTTTTAATCGTGCTAGCAAGACTGACTGGGCCTTAGCAAAGAAGATGGCTATCGAGAACAAGATTGATCAAGTTCCTGATGACGTATACATTAAATATTACCGTACTTTGAAAGACATTGCGAAAGATAACATGTTGGCTCCGGATGATTTAGATGGTGTTTGCGGTATTTGGTATTATGGGCCTCCGGGTGTTGGCAAATCGCATCGTGCAAGATCTGAGTTTCCTGGAGCGTATATGAAAATGCAGAATAAGTGGTGGTGCGGGTATCAGTCTGAAGAGTTCGTGATTTTGGATGATTTTGATTCGAAGATGCTGGGGCATCATCTGAAGATTTGGGCCGATAAGTATGCATTTGTAGCTGAGACTAAGGGTTATGCAATCAATATTCGTCCGAAGAAGTTTATTATTACTAGTAATTATTCGATCGATCAAGTCTTTGTTGATGATCCTGTTTTGGCTTTGGCTATTAAGCGTCGCTTTGAAGTTCGTGAATGTCCACTACGTTTATATTAGGTAAATAAATTAACTGTAGTTTGGAATTTCGGTGTCACTACAGTGAAGTATGCTCCAATTCGCAAATTATGCTCATAAGCAATATTGAGAGGTATAATACTTTCAATAACTGAAGTAGTTTCAATCATCTTTTCCATAGCATATAGCTTAAATGTCCCTACGGTCATTTTAGGATTAAGCACTGCCGTAAACGGCGATTGGCATGGAATGATGGCCGGCAAGACTTTGTTTAACTTGCCTTTGTATGAGCCTGTGGCTACGGATGTTTTGATTTGACCTGGGTCAAGGTGAGCCTTGCCGACTGTTTTGACATCGGTAAATTCAGGTCCGTTTGGTGGTTCTTGCAAATGATTCTCATTTGTTCCATCAAATTTGATGATGCCTCTGCTATCGGCAAACATGTCTGTTGTTTCGCCGTATTTGATGTGTTTGGTTCCGTTGCCTTTGCCGCCATATACTTTGCCGTACAATGGAACATTATCAACATCATCGGCGTTTTCATCATTTCCGATCTTCGATCTGTTCTGAATCTTCAATGTGCTCTTCGACCAAATTGTTACTTTAGATTCGCTCAGCGGCAATCTAATAACTACACTTCCTGACGGAAGTTCAGTCACATTAATTCTGGTTAGCACTGCTTGGCTGTTGTCGCCGAAGATTAGAAAAAATCTATCGTTCAGCCAATTGGATACATCCTGTACTGTTGCATTGAATGCAAAGTTTGATTGGTAGAGTGATTCTGAAGCAGTTGGCTGTTCAGTATAATACAAGTCTACACGCGTTTCCGCGTCATGCCACCTTTCGGTTTCATCAGTGAAGAAAGTTTTCTTCATAATACATAAACTCTTAGCCATTGCTTTCGCAATAACTTGAGTAGTTAAAATGTATGGTAAAGGAGCATGTCCTATAAATTGGCAACGAGTGGTACTGGCTGTGCCACCACTTTCCATATTTACAATAATGCCTTTAGCTTGCGCATCTGTTACTGGCTTTGATTTGACTTTAGTCGAGGGATCAGCAAAA